ATTACTTTCGAGGGTTACAACAAGCCCAAGAAGACCCCCGGCCACGCCACCAAGTCGCACGCAGTGCTGGCTAAGGAAGGCGATCAGATCAAGTTGATCCGCTTCGGTGAGCAGGGTGCTAAGACCGCTGGTAAGCCAAAGGCCGGAGAGTCTGACAAGATGAAGAAAAAGCGTGCGTCGTTCAAAGCACGGCATAGCGCAAATATCAAGAAGGGTAAGATGAGCGCCGCCTACTGGGCTGACAAAGTCAAGTGGTGAGTAGTTGACTCCCGCCAAGAATCAGGGAGTACGAAAAAGCGCACAATATTACCGAAACAGTCCAGAGAAGAAGGACAAGATGGCACCCCGTAAAACAGCAAGCCCCAAGAAAACCGCCCAGTACTATCGGGACAACCCGGAGGCTAAGTCAAAGAAGGCTGCGACCGACAAGAAGGTCAACAACAAGCCTGAGCAGAAAGAGAAGCGTCGCGAACTCGCCGCAGAACGCCGCAAACGCGGTGTTATGGGTAAGGGTGGTAAGGATATGTCCCATACAAAAGATGGGAAGATCGTTGCAGAAGACGCCAGCGCTAATCGCGCCCGGAATAGAGGAAAGAAGTAATGGCCGCTAAGAAGGCCACAAAGAGCAGCCGTATCAAGAAGTAGTCTGCTAATCTTTGAAGTGTACGTACGTCTGACGGGAGCACCTAGTGCCAGTTGATTTTTGGTCACCAAGTTATAGGGCTAGTTCCAGTGACCTCACGGTCGCTATCTCGCCCCTTGGCTTAGTAGAACTTGCTGACGAAGAATTTGAGATTCACGGCCCCCGTCTTAACCGTTACGCCGCTGCTTGGGCTTGGTATCTCGGCCACCACTGGTCGCACCGTCGAGAAATGGGAGAGCAGAATGTCGCTCTCAACTATGTCCGAACCATGGCTGACTACATCACCAACTTCACCTTTGGTCGTGGTGTGCAGTTCAAGACCCCCGAGGCTAACGGTGCAATTATTCCTTACCTTCTTCAGAAGGTGTGGGAAGTAGACAACCACAAAGAAAAAGTGTTGTGGGAGATGGGGCAGTTGGCTAGTGTTACTGGTGACTGTTTCGCAAAAGTTGCGTATGAAGCACCTTGGGAAGATTCTCTCGGGGTGTTCCATGAGGGTAAGACCCGTATCATCCCGCTTAACCCTGCGCACTGCTTCCCCGAGTATCACCCCCACGACCGTGATCGCATTCTCAGGTTTAAGTTGAAGTACCGGTTCTGGGGCACCAGCCCAGAGGGAACCCGTCAGGTGTACACGTTCACTGAAATCCTGACCGACGAAACTATCGAGCAGTACATCAACGATGAATTGATCGACCAGTACGACAACCCTATTGGTAAAGTTCCTGTTGTTCACATCCCTAATGTGAGCATCTCATCTTCCCCTTGGGGTCAGGCCGATATCTGGGACATCATCCCTCTTAACCGCGAGTTGAACGAAAAGGTGACCGAGATTTCGGACATCATCAACTACCACAGCGCCCCCGTGACCATTATCACCGGCGCTAAGGCTTCTCAGTTGGAACGTGGTGCTAAGAAGGTTTGGGCTGGTCTTCCTAAGGACGCTCGCGTGTACAACCTTGAGTCTCGCGGAGAGATGTCTGGCGCAATGGAGTACATGTCCCTCATTAAGCAGGCTATGCACGAGATCACTGGTGTGCCTGAATCTGCTCTAGGCAAGACGCAACCTATCTCAAACACGTCAGGTGTTGCTCTAGCCATTCAGTACCAGCCGATGATGAACCGGTACAACATGAAGAAGGTCCATTTCACTAAGGGCCTCATCCAGTTGAACGAACTCATCATTCGCACTCAGGCTGTTCACGAACCAGAGTCACTCCAGTGGAACCCGTCAGAGGCCACTTACCCAGAGCCGGATCAATTGCAGGTTCTTGACCCTCGTGACCCCAACACTTATCGTACTTCTATTCACTGGCCTGACCCGTTGCCGGTTGACCAACTCATCAAACTCAATGAGTTGCAGGCCAAGATGGCTATGGGTCTTGAGTCCAAGCGTGGCGCACTGCGCGCCCTCGGGGAAGAGTTCCCGAACGACAAGATGGCAGAAATCTCAGAAGAACTCCGGGACGACGCTATGGACCAAGGTGCCCTTGAGTTAATTAACGCCCAGATAGCCGCTTCAGTTATGGCTATCACCGGCATGGTCTCCCCGGATGGTGCACAGCCATCTGGAGAAACACGGAGCGCAGGTGGCTCCGATGTAACTTCTGCTGGCTCCGCACAAGAGGAGTCAGGAGCATTACCGGGAATTAACCCTTCCGGTGATATTGTAAATCAACTGGCGCAGCGGGCATACGGAGTCAATTTGGCTCAACGTCGTGTGCCTGACAATGACTAATTAAACGGAATCTATTCAAGACATATCAGCATGACCAAGTGAGGTATTAGAAATGAGTGATGTAACTACTGACGGCGACGCCGTCACCATCGACGCTCCCGCAACTACTCCTACGGAGGCGGCTCCGCCCCCTGCCGAGGCTCGCACTCCCAACTCCCGTATGTTCTCTCAGGATGAGGTTGAAGCGATCCGTCGTCAGGAGAAGGACAAGTTGTACGACAAGATTAACAAGTTGCAAGAGCAAGTTGAAATCTTCAACAATGAGCGCGAGGAGCAAAAGCGCCTCGCTGAGGAACTCGCTGCAAAAGAAGCAGAAGAGCGCCGTCAGCGTGAAGAAGCAGAGATGTCTGCTAAGGACCTTCTTCTCAAGAAAGAAGATGAGTTCCAACAGCGCATCAATACCGCTCAGCAAGAGTGGGAAGAGAAGTTCAATGCGCTTCAAGGAGAGGCAGAGGCCCAAAAGGCCCTACTCGATCAGGAACGTCGTTTCCAAGAACTTGAAGCATACAAGTCTCGTCGAATGGCAGAAGAGCAAGAAAGCATTATGCCCGAACTTGCGGATTTCGTCAAAGGAAATTCAGAAGAAGAGATTGATAGCGCAATTTCGGCAGTTATTGCTCGTACATCTGCTATTGTAGAGAACATCCAACAGGCGATGCCTCAGCGGCAAAACCTGAGGGGAGTCCCGGCAACGGGGTCAACCCCGATTGGGCCACTGGAAAACACTACGGAGCAGCAGACATTTACATCGGCGGATATCGCCAATATGTCGATGGAACAGTACGCACAGATTCGTGACCGGCTCTTGGCGCAAGCCTCATTTCGAGGCCGCTAAAACTCAGTAACCAAATAAATCCTACGGAGGATAATTACCATGGCCCTTCCCTCACCCGCAGGTGGTGGCATCACCACTACGGCAGACATTACCGCAGGTAACCTGACCGGTTACACTTCGGATTCTGTCGGACTTTCCCCAGCAATCCAGCAGATTTGGTCAAAGGAAATCCTTTTCCAAGCAATGCCGGTTCTCCGCTTTGAGCAGTTCGCTGTTAAGAAGACAGAACTCGGTGTTCAGCCCGGTTTGACCATCAACTTCATGCGTTACAACAACCTCGCAATCGATTCGGCTTCAGCCGAGTTGACCGAGGGTGAGCGTATGGAGCCGACCTCGCTGACCGCTTCGCAGATTCAGATCACTGTCAAGGAGCACGGTAAGGCTGTTGCAGTCACCGAACTCCTCCTGAACGCTTCGTTCGACGACGTGATGGCTTCGGCATCGCGCCTCCTTGGTCGTCACATGGCTCAGTCCATGGACCAACAGGCACGTAACACCCTCTACCAGTCAGCCATTCCTTTCGGTGGCGGATCGGCTGTTCCTCCGAGCGTCGTGTTCGGTCGCACTGCCGCTACGACTCGTGGGGCAATCAGCCCATACGACGCTGGTACCGAAGGCACCGCGGCTTCGCCGGGTTACCTCTCACCTGCCTCCATCAAGGATGCTGTTGAGGTCCTCGCTAGCGAGAACATCCCGCGTTTGGGCGACACCTACGTGTGTTTCGTTCACCCATCGCAGAGCCGCTCGCTCCGCGACTGGCCAGAGTTCATCGAAGTCACGAAGTACGCCGCCCCCGGCAACTTCATGCTCGGTGAGATCGGTCGTATCTACGACGTGGTCTTCATTGAGACCACTCAGGTCCAGAAGGGTGTCGACACCGGCATCGCAGCCCTCGACTCGGACACTGGCACCGCAGGCCAGCAGACGAACGACGAGG